TTAGTTCTGAACGTTCTTCTTCAGTTAGATCTTCAATTTTATAATGATAATTATTTAAAAAATGTTCTATGTCTGGAATATTATTAGGAGAAGACATTAACAAATCACCTACTTTAACGCTGAAATCATTGGCTTTACAATCATCTTTATAATCAGACCAATCACAAGGCATTAATTCAAAAGGATGATCATTTTTTCCTAATAATGCCATACATACATTTTCTAGTTTTAAATAATCTATTATTTCTTGTATGGTAGTATTAGAGTTAAAAATACATTCTATACTAGTTCTTTCCATTAAAGACCAAATAATCACTTTAATTTTATGGCATTTTGTAGTAGATTTACTTGTGGTTTTATTCATGGTTTCACTTGTGGCTTTGCTCGTAGATTTACTTGTGTGGATTTTAATAATAAAAAAATCAATTTTTTTTATAAATATATATATATATATATATATGTTGGAATGCATCAGTATCATTAAATACTTTTGTATTTAGTGTATTTGCTTTATTATTTTCATATTTTAATGGAGAAGCTAAAATAATTGGCGTCATATTTTATTTATCATTTATTATTATGCAGTTAATAGAATATTTTGTATGGTCTAAAACATATTCAAATAGATTATTATCTCAAATAGCATTATTAGTTATATTTTTTCAACCAATATTAAATATTTTAAATATTGAAAAAAAAACAGAATTAATACCATATTTATTACTAGCATATTTTATATTTGCTTTACAATATATAATTATAAAACCATTTAATACTGTTGATTTTTCAATGGTACCAAGTAAAAATGGTCATTTGTCTTGGAAATGGTTAAATTGTAATTTATTAATAATATTAATATGGTATATGTTTTTGTCATCAAGATGGATAATTGATAAAATGTATATAATATTAATATTATTAACAATATTTCTAATTATAACAATTATACTATATAAAGATACTCAAACTTGGGGATCTATGTGGTGTTGGCTATGTAATTTTACATCATTTTATCTTATATTATCTGTTTTTTATAAAGATATTTGTTCATACAATCCTTTTTCTAGTTGTTCTTAGAGTTATATTTTATGATTATTTTTTTCAATTAATATTTAGCCCTCTGTCTTAAAATTACGTGTAGAGTAATCATAAAACATTAACTTATAAAAATCTGTTATATTTTACATAGTAGTTTCAATATATTTAAAATAAAAAATCATTTTTATTTGTATATGTATATATGGTGTTTGTGTTATTTGATACAATGTATAAATAAAAAATTGAATTATTAATTATCTATTATTCATATTATTTTATATTTATAATTCGCAATATGTCTACCACTTCCACAGTCTATGATGTATTAACGATAATTATGTCAGACATTATTGATAAAAATTTGTTTTTAGATACTAGTACTATTTATAAGTTGTCACTGACGTCAACAGAAATGTTTAATATACTTAAACTTAACAAGTTACCAATACAAGTCTCTTGGAGGAATTCATTTGACAAAAACTTTTTGACTAGTCTCGTAAATATTACTAACAAGTATAGCATTGTTGCACTTAATCTTAAATTCAAAGAAATCAAATTAGGATTTAAATTAGGATTTAAAAGTCTTATAGAAGTACCAGGACTGTGGTCATCACTGACTCAACTAGATCTTTCTCACAATTATATTGGATCAATAGGAGCCGATAGCCTAGGAGTGCTTGAAAAGTGTCATAATTTAGCTTATTTAGATCTTTCTAACAATGAAACAGGACCTAATGGTGCTAAATGCCTTTCAGGAGTGCTTAAAAAATGTACAGCACTTACTATTCTAAAACTCGGTAATAATTACTTTGGATCAAAAGGAGCTGAGAGCCTTACAGGAGTACTAGGATCGTTGACATCACTGACTCAACTAGATTTTAGTTTAAATTATAATGACAAATGGTTAATAGAAGGACCTGAAAATCTTGAAGAAGTAATAAGAGGTTGTTACGCTTTGACTAATCTAAATCTTAAATTTAATAAAATAGGACCTAAAGGAGCAGAAAACCTTGCGCCTGTGCTAAGTAAGTGTTCAGCGCTTACTTTTTTAGATCTTAGTTATAATTGTTTTGAATTTAAAGGAGCTGAAAGCCTTGCGTTTGTGTTTAGTAATTGTACATCACTAGTTCATCTAAATTTAGGTATAAATAATATAGGACCAAAAGGAACCGAGAGCCTTATAGGTGTGCTAGCACAGTGCCAATTGTTAGCTCATTTAGATCTTTATTTCAATAATATAGGACCTTATGGTGCTAAATGTATTACAGGTGTGCTAGCACAGTGCCAATTGTTAGCTCATTTAGATCTTTCTAACAATATTATAGGACCTGATGGTGCTAAATGTATTGCAGGAGTGCTACCACAGTGCACATCACTGACTGAACTAGATCTTAGTCGCAATGAGATAGGACCTGATGGTGCTAAAAGCCTTGCAGGAGTGCTACCACAGTGTCAATCACTGGCTCATCTAGATCTATGTGGTAATCAGATCGGTCCTGATGGTGCTAAAAGCCTTGCAGAAGTTCTACCACAGTGCAGATCGTTAGCTTGTTTAAATCTTTCTAGCAATGAGATAGGACCTAATGGTGCTGAATGTATTGCAGGTGTGCTAGCACAGTGCCGATTGTTAGCTCGTTTAAATCTTTCTTGGAATAAAATAGGACCTGATGGTGCTGAATGTATTGCAAGAGTGTTAACACAGTATTGTAATCTAAAGTTAGCTCATTTAGATCTTTCTCACAATATGATAGGACCTAATTGTGCTGAATGTCTTAGAGGAGCAATAACAAATTTCACGTATTATTCAGATATTATTACGTGAAATTTTTGACTAAACCAAATCTTTCACGTAATAATATCTGAATAACAATAATATAAAACATTTATTTTAAAGTATTTCAAGAGTAAATCAGTTATAAAATTATTTATAGATATTAAATAATTTTATAATTGATTAAAAAAAACAATAATATGTAAAATTTATTTATTATAAACTTTCTATTTTATTTGCTATGATACGCGGATTATTTTTTTCAATTAATATTTTGCCTTCTGTCTTAAAATCATAACTGCAATTGTGAGTTTCGGGATAACGACATTTTGAACATAATTTTTCTATACCGCATTTACATTTATATGGAATAATATTTACTTTTTTCTTTTTACAAAAATCACAAATAGACATTATTATATAAATAAATATTTTAAATATATAATATTATAATACTTTGCATACTTTGCATACTTTGCATACTTTACATACTATAATGCTATACATGCTGGTGTGCCATTATGAATAACTCTTTGACTTAATAACCATTTATTATTATAATTACAATGACTAAATATATAATTATTATCAATATGTTTGAATTTAATAATAATTAAATACAAATTCATATTTTTATTATTATTATTATTGAACCAATATGGAATCATATCACTGATACCAGATATTAGATTTATAGGTGTATTATAATTATTAAAATTATCTTTTAAAATTGGTTTTTTACATCTTATTTTTTCTTTTGTTGTATCTTTCCATCGTGTAACCCAATAATATATATTATTTATATCATTTTTTACATCCATAACATATTCATGTGGTTTTTTTTCTAATTTAAAATCTGTTTTTAACAAATCTATAAATTTATTATTAGGATCATAATGAAAAATAAATTTTATTATTTCTTGTCTTGTTTTATGTGTATTTACAAGATCAATTAATTTTGTTTGATTTATTGTTAATACTTTATTTCTCCAATTATTTAATTTTTTTAAATAATCATTATAATATTTCATGTATTTTTCTTTTTCAATTAAAAAATTACTAAATTTTGTATTTACTTTATATTTTGGTTTATCTGGTCCTTTAACTTTAATTAAATTTATTTTTATATAATCATTAAATGAAAAATTACTATCATTTAAACATATTATATTATTATTTATAATTTTATTAATATACTGTGTTAATTTTAAAATTGATAATTCACCACAAAATGGTATTCCTTTTACAATTCCAAAATCATTAACTCCAATGTAAAACTTTGCTTTTTGAATTTTTGAATTCCAAAAGCTACATGCATATTTGGGTAGAAATATTTTTATATATTTCTTCAAGTTTTGCAATACATCTTCATTAAAGTCAAAAATATTATTATAGCAGTACTTTTCTGCTAATTTTTTATCAATACTTATACCTGCGCAATTAAATGTAAATTCTTTGTATTCTTTATTTAATTTTTCAGGTCCAATATAATCATTGAAACCAATGTTCATACTATAACTATTACTCTTAATTTTATATATTTGATTATCAATAATAATAATATTCATTTTTTTTATATATATAATATAATAAAAATGTCAAGATTGGATATATATTTAGCAAAAAAAATAATAAATAATGAATTATCTTATGAAATTACAAAAGATAATTTTTTTTCAATAACACTTCCTGAAAAAAATGTTAAATATTATAGCAATTGTATATATTATGAAAATACATGTTTTCATATAAATAATCGTTTGCCAAATTCATTATATACAATACATAATGCGTATAATTTAAATATTAATAATGATAATGATAATACATTATCAATAAAACAATTAGTATTATTATTAAATAATATAAATATAAAAGATCCAAAAATAATAAATATTAATAATTTTATTGTTAATATCAAATAATATAGAAAAAATTGAAAATAAATTATTTAAATTACTAAAAAAATAATATTATTTACAATTATAATGAACATAAATTTAATTATTCTTGGAGCACAAAGAACAGACAAACCAACAAAAATATCTGAAGATTATAAAGAATGGAATAACCCTAATCAAGCAAATTATTATGTTTTAAAACAATTATTATCTGAATATGAAAATATGAACATATTTTGTTTAGATGGTAATTATCCAAGTCATGTAAATAATAATAAAATTCAATATATGAAAAAATATTATAATGTTGATGAAACAAAATATTTTGATACATATGCACATAATATTATAATTGAATTTTGTAATTTATTAGATGAGTACTGGTGTTCATCTAAAACAAATTATCATAAATATGACAATAAATACAATTTAAGTTTTATATCTTGTGGTTGTTCTTGGAATAATGGTTTTCCTATAGAAACATTAAGAACAGTAATTCAACATAAATTATATACACCATTAGATCCGATGGATTATAAAAGTTATTTAACATCAATAAGTTATACAAAATATGATTCTGAATATATGAAACCATTTTTTCAAGGTATACAACAAATATTAGGTACTTTAATGTTTCGTGGATATACAGATAACTATATTTTAGAAGAACCATTAAGAGAATTGTTAAAAAATAATTTAAATTTTTTAATTGATGAAAGATTTAAATTATTTTTAGATGGAAGTATTCATTGGAATCAATTACCTAGAGAAATTAGATTAGTAGCAACAAAATATATTTATAATATTGATATATTATAATGTTTTAATTTATATATTAAAAAAATTGAAAAATAATATAATTGTAAATTCTTGAATCTGAATATTTAAAAATTACAAATATAATATCAAAGTCAAAATAGATTAAAAAGTTATATTCACATCTACTATTTGATACAATTTGATACCATTTGATACAATTTGATACCATTTGATACCATTTGATACCATTTGATACCATTTGATACAATTTGATATCATTTTAGGAGCTTGTATCAAATACACAGAATGCCAAGTTACTTAAATGATATTAAGTGCAATAATCGCAATAATCGCGAAATAGAAGAATTTAATAACTTCATTAATAAATGCACAAAACAGATAAATGAAGCTGAACAGCTTGTGGAAAATATAAATATTATGCTATACAATGAACAATTGAAATATAAATATATTTTTGGAATGGGAAATAATGACTTGGACCTACGAGTAGAAGAGATACAAAAGATACAGACGTCTGCGGAATTGAATGTTCTTGATGCATGGGTTTTCAATTTACCAAAGCTAAATAGTCATTGTAAAAATAAGAATCGGAAACGACTACGTAATTGGTTATATAAAGAACGCCCAAATAAATATCTGAAGCATTTTTTGGAAATTGAAGACAAGATCAAAGAAACAATTTCAGACATTATAAAGTTAGTACAAACAGGAAGAGAATATTATCAATCATTACAAGACGATTCAGAAAAAGCCATGATTGAGAGAAATCGTTACATTAAAGGTACCTATACTTGTGGTCCTGAAACACTCACAGAGCTAACAAAAAGAGTAGAAAACCAGATAAATTCATGGAAAGATTTTGTAAGTGACTATTATAAATACTCCTATTTTTCTGAATTTATTATAACAATAAAGGATTTAATGTCTTGGTCTTCATCGCAAAATTCTAATCCAATTATAAATCCAAAAAAACAAGAAGCCTCTTCGCATCCTGTTAAGCATTCATACGATTATCTATTTGCAATAAATGATATAGGCGATGAAATCACTTATGAAGTACCTATGTCTAAAGATGAGATTTTACTAGAAAACGAAGCTAATAATCTGAAGAAGATTATATTACGACATATAATGAAACAAGCTAACTCTAGAGTCTCGGAAAGAGACTGTACAAATTTAATTTCTATTTAATTTAAAATTTTCTTTTATATTATTATCTATTTTTTGTAAATTTTCTTTTATATTATCATCTATTTTTTGTAAATTTGCCATAAAATCATCAGCAAAACTATGTATTTTTGTTCCTATATCATTATTAAAAGTATTAAAATTTGTATTTATTTCTTCAATTGAATCAAAAAAATTAATTGGCATATATATAATAATTTATAAAAAAAATTAAAAAATAAAAATAAATCCATAAAAATATATATTTACGCCACACTACTTCTTCTATCACGCGAGTGATAAAGTGGTTGCGTAGGAGAGAGATGAGTGTAACTTGATTGACTCTGAAAAATCAGTTGTCCGTTTATCTTTCCACTCATACTCCCGAACAAAATCTGAAAGATAGAATAACATCGCTACAGACGCTCATGAACGAAGACATCATGCAAGTACAAGAAATAGATAAATTCATAATTTGGTTAACCAAAATGTGTCACATGAGCAATGCAATATACAATCTACTTATATCGATACAACCAAACACACTTACACTTTATTTCGTATATGAGTACGAGACACTCTCTATCACAGATGTCGTAGACACAATAGCAGACAAGATCAACAATTTGATTACCAAATCCAAATATAAAATGGTAGACATCGATGCATTTAAACAACTTTTTGTTTTTTGTTCAAGAGATGAAGATGAAGATGAAGATGAAGATGAAGATGAAGATGAAGATGAAGATGAAGATGAAGATGAAGATGAAGATGAAGATGAAGATGAAGATGAAGATGAGCGTGACTTAGTTGACTCTGAAAAATCAGTTGTCCGTTTATCTCTCGTTTTTAAATACTTATTTTTTGTAATATTGCAAATATTTTTTTATGATCTTAATTCAAAATACAAATTTAAAATTTTTTTATAATTAAATAATCATAAAAAAATTGAGAAAAATATTATTAATAAATCCATTGAAATATATACTTGCGCCAAACAAAACACGAACGCATCAATGTCTTCATCTGTTAGTGAGATCACTACGACGTTAGACGAGAACATGAATCCGAACGCGAACGCGAACGCGAACGCGAACGCGAACATTAACACCCCCCCGGGAAGTCCTTATCTCCCGATCTGCCCTGGAGCCCCCAAGTCTAACAAAATACAAAAGAACATACGTAATCAGGATTCGACTGTTAAGACCAGACTATCCCGACTGTTTGGTTAGGCCTAACAGTCTTATGATTTTTTCAATACTTTAATTTATAAAAAAAATTGATAAATTAAAATATTGATAAATCCATTATAATATATGTTAATTGAACACAAAAAAATGAATTCAGTGTCAATGACTTACACTAAGAAATTTGTTCATGGCGATCTACTCGAACCTGGCGATACACCCACAAATGACCCGGGTGACGACAATGACCCACAACGCACGCCAAGAGGTGCTACATACGTAGTGAACACAACAGAGTGTCCTAAAGTTGTGAGGAAGCAGGACTACAAAAAGTTGTGAGGAACCAGCACTACAAAGTGTTCCAAAGCTAAGAGGAACCAGCACTACAAAGTGTTCCAAAGCTAAGAGGAACCAGCACTACAAACACAAACATACAATTTTTTTGTAAAGTTTTTTTATAAAAAAAATTGAAATAAAAAAATATTGTTATACTCTTTTAAATTATATTATTTAAAAAAAGTATTTCACAATGACTGATCTAATCATACATTTTGTTAATGAAGATTCAGATCAAGATCAAAATCTGAATCAAGATCAAGATCAAGATCAAGATCAAGATCCGAATCTAGATCTAGATAACCAAGAAATTCAGAATTTACATTCACAAATTCCTAATCAGGATCTTTATTCGACTCCTCCTAATCAGGACAATGAGGTTCAAGTAATTCCTAAAAAACCTGAACAGCTCAAAAGAGTAAAGCATTATATATAGTGTTTAAATTAAAAAAAAAATTGAGAAAAAATTAGATTGCAATATCGTTTCACAGGTATATTTACATATATATATACATATATATACAAGCAACAAATAAACTCCATCGAAAATTAATTTATAGATTATATTGGCAAATAGACTCAATCAAATATAGATTTAGATTCTGAAGATTACGAGGCTTATAAGCGTTAAAGAAAGAAAAAGTACCAGAAGAACTTAGTCATTTTAAAAAGAGTAAAATATGAAAAAAAATTGAGAAAAAAAAAATTAAAAATATTCTTTTATTATATTAATGATAAAAGAATGCCAAGTAATATTTACCGTGAAATTCAGACGAGCGAATCGTGTATGCCATGTTTGTTAGAACCGGTGAATATTAAGACAGACAAAACAGACAAAACAGACAATACAGACAAGACAAACAAGTGATTATACTTAAAAATTGAAAATTAATATAGCTAATAACTAAACAATATACATAGTTAATAATTATAATTATGTTTGTTATCCATTCGAGGAGTCCTTCACCAATACCAATTCTAGATTCAGAGGAAAAAGAAAAAAATATAAATATAAAAAAACGTAAAGCTGAATATGATCTATATTATCAAGAAAAAAATGCTATATAACTTATACATTATTATATTAAAAAAATTGAAAAAATAAATATTATTTGTTTATTGTTAATTTATATTACAAATTATCCAGATAAAACTCTTTTTAGGTATTTACAGATTCAGCTTTACACTCTTTTAATATGAAAACATTGATTGTAACGCGGATTACTACAGGATGGATGACTATCATAACTATATTAATGACTATTATAAGTATGAAATCAACAAATAATACATCATTTTATAGATTTGGACCGCAACCAGACTTAATTATTCTAGGTTTTACGATAGATACACCTGGAAAATATGCACTAGTTGTATTATATGCACTAATTAATACTGCGATACGATCTATGAATCATAATATAGTAACACCATGGATTACATTAAATGTACAGAATACAAATCAATCTGGATCACGTAATAACAATAATAATAGTAATTATAAGGAACAATATGAAATATGTATTTTTAATACTATGTATACGTGGTTTGATTGGCTCATATATATTCATATGCTCCTTGCGCAAGCTGATATGGTTTTAATAGAAATGACAACGGATGTTATTGCAACTTGTATTGTAACTCGTTGGTATATAAAAACAAAGAAAGATAATATTTCATACTCTTCTGGATACTCTTATGAAGAATCATTAGTTTAATTTTTTTTATTAATAAAAAATATAATTAAAAAAGATAATAAAATGAAAAATATAACAAAATAAAATAAATCATATTCTTCACCGTTTAATTTTTTAAATTTATTTGTTTTATCTTCACAAAGATTACAAACATTTGTATTATAATTGCAATATGTATATGGTGGACATTTATAATTAACATTATTATTATAATCAATATAACAATTATCAGTTTTTGAATTTTTTATTATACCATTTTTATATGTTTTCACAATTTTTTTATTAATATAATCATGAATAGCATTATCGCCATTTAATTTATTTTGTATATATACTTTATTTAATAATTCATTAATTAATATAAAAATTTCATCATTATAATATTTTTTTTTATTAGAATGTCGAATTGCAAAATTTTTTATATATTTATTAGATATTTTTAGAGTTATATTTAAAAATTCACTATTCATATTTTTTAATTCATTAATTTTTAAATATAAGATTTTTGAATTTTTATTTATAAAAAATGTGATATTTTCACTAATATCATTAAAATGTTTATTAACAAAACTATTATTACAATCTAAAGTACATTCTCCACTTTCTAAACAACAATACCCAGGATTACATCTATAAATTTGATTATCTTTAATTCCACATATATTTAATGAAAGATCGGTAACAAAATTATTTTTATCATATTTATATTGTAATGATTTATAACCGTTAAATTTACTATTCATATTATTACAATATGAATCTTTTTTACCACATTTATTTGTATTTGAACAACATTCACCATCAGGGCATATTTTACTATTACAAGTTCCATCAGTAGATATTCTATTTTTATTATAATTTTCTAATGCATTTTTTCCATGATGGATATTATTTGGATCTGAAAACTCACAAAAATCATATCCTGAACCGCATTTGTTATTATAACAACAATCATTAGTATTACAATTAAATATTTGATTAGTACTTAGATCTTTGCCACAAAAATTATTATTATATTTATAATTATTTGAATTATTTAATTTTTTATTATTTATATATTTTTCAATTGCTTCTGTACTATTTAACTTAATTAAATTTTCATTATCTAAATCACAATGATCTAAATTCATTGTACAAATATTATTTTTGGAACAGCATTGTTCTGGAGGACATTTATAAACTTTTTCATCATCTTTATTAAATCCACATATTCCTTTATTCATTACAACAATATTATCTGTATCATACATATTTTTTAATTTTATATTTGTTTTTTTATCATATTCTTCTAAAGAACCGTCACTACTAAAAAATTGTTTATTAATAACTCCAATATTATTTAAATTAATATCATTTTCATATTTTTCTGTTTGCGATATATAACAATGTTCTTGAGTTGATCCACATAATCCTTCTTTAGAACAACATTCTGAAGGAGGACATATTTTATTATTATTCATAATACCACATTTTCCATCAGTTGAAACTTCATGTGTTTTTTTTCCTATTTTTACATTTCTAGAAGTATCACCACCATCATATTTATTTGTTGAAACTTGAGTATTATTAATATTTAATTGTAATAAATCATCATTAGATTCATCACAAAAAGAATATTTATTACAATATAATTCATTTTTACATTGTATTTGTGTTTTATTTTTTAAATCTATTCCACATCTGCCATTATTGGATAATAAAATATTATTATCATTATCATATATATATTTTATTTCATTATTTAATAATTGATTATGTTTATCAATTACATTATTACCATTATATATATCTTTTGTATTACAATAATTAATACCTTCGCCGCATTGATTATTTAACGAACAACACATATTATCTGGACATTTTTTATTATTTATTCTACAAATATTATCAGATGATAATTCTAAATTCATATATTATTATAATAGAAAAATTTTTTTAAAATAATGAAAAATAAAATCAAATATTGTTACTTTTTTTAATTTCTTAATTTTTCTTTTTTTTACATTAAAATGTTCTATATAAAATTCACGAGGTTGATGTATTTTTGTATTATTAACTAATGATCTTATTATTTTTGGTTTATTATTTATTATTTCTAATATTTGTGGTGTTCTAGATAAAAAATATTTATTTTCTAATTCTTCAAGTGATAAATTTAAATTTGCAATATCATTTTTTCGAGGTAAATAATGATAATCAAAACTTCTTGAAGAACCAACATCTACTTTATATATATAATTATCAGCTGAATTTAAATCATTATCACATTCCATAGTAATACCAAATACTATTCTTTTTTCTAAATCCACAATACCTCTATATTTAACATCATACCGTTTATCATTATCATTATTATCATTTAATTTTAAATAATCATTTTTATATTCATCAATTAAGGTTAATTTTTTTGGAATAAAACGTTTTTTATTATCATTAATTTCTTCTAATTTAGGTTCTAAAACTTCTTTAATATTATTTGATTTATTTTTATTAATATAACTAAAAGTTATATTATTTTTATTAGATATAGTTGAAGTACTTTGAACACAATGACCAATAATAATTCTTATAGTTTTTATATCATCAAAAAAATAATTATCACCTTTAATCATAGTTAATATTATTTTAACTTGATTACAAAATTCTTCATTATTATTAATTCTTTTATTTAATAAACTATACTCTCCAAAATCTCTTATCCATAATGGTGATTCTTCATTAGCTAAAAATGTTATTATTTTATCTATATTTGCATTATCTTTAAAATTAATTATATAGTTCATTTTATTATAATCATAAAAATTTAAATTATTCGCAGGACCGCCATGAACAAATAAATTATTATTTATTTTAAATAATATATACATACCATCTTCTAACATTAAATTATAACCTTCTTTACCATGCATAAAACATTCAACTCTATTATTATTTCTATAATAATTTTGTAGCTGCATTGTATTTGGAAATGAATATTTTTCAATAAAATCTTTATTTCCAATAATATTATTTATTTCATGATTACCAAACATTTTTATAATTCGACCACCATTTTCTTTTGCTTGTTTATTAATAGAATTTATAAATCTAAATATTTTTATTTCAATTTGTGGATATTCTTTTTGTCCAAGACTATTTTTATTTAAACTATCATCTCTATTAATATCTAAAAAATCACCTATTATTACTATATGTGTATTTCCACCAATCCATTTATAATTTAATGTATCAATGTATCCATTTTCTTCAATTGAAATATCAATATTTAATAAATTTTCTAAATCAGTATCTTCTATATCATTATTAAATGATTGTTTAATAATAACTTCTCCGCAGTCACGTAAAGCTATAATTAAACTATGAATATCACCATGTATGTCTGAAAAAGATAATATTCGCGTTTCATTTGTAATTATCAATTCAGAAATATTTGGATATTTAAACATTATAATATATAATATAAATGTTATTTTTAAAATAAATATTATTTAAATATATAATAGATGGTTTTATCATCAATACAAAAAGATATAATATTTCAATATAGAGATAAATCATATGTATGCTCCATATTATGTCAACAAACTACTGATTGGTATAATTTTTTAATATCAATAATAAATATACCATTAATTTTAATGAGTACAAGTCTGTCTATTATAAATTCATTAAATATTGATAATAATAATAATATGCGTATGACAAATATAGTTATTAATGCATCATTTGCATTAATATTAGCATTAATAAATAATTTTAATATTTCTGAGAAAAAAGCAAATTTTAGATCATTACATTTAAAATATATAAAATTAACACACTATATTGAAGATAAAATAACAAATGAAATAGATAACTGTACAAAAGAAGATATAAGAAACATAATTAATGATTATGATATATTAGGTGAGAATTTAGAGTATCCATATCCTGGGTTTATTAGAAAACGAGTTAAAAAAAGATTTTTTGGTAAAAAAACATTACCAAATATTTTAAATTGTGAAATGATATTTGTTAATAAAGATGATAGTATTTCTTTAGTTAAGTATTTAAATAATACAAATGATAGAAGAGTATCAATTATAATTGAAAAAAATGAAAATGAAAATAATAATAATAATATTAATCATAATATATCAACAAAATCATTATTTAGAAATAAAATAATTCAAAGAGAAAATTCAAATAGTAATAATATTGAAGATAAGTTATATAAAGATGATTATTATGAAAAATCAACATCACCTACATCAAGACCAAATATATCAAGACCAAATATATCACCTGCAGCAAGACCAAATATATCACTTGCAGCAAGACCAAATATATCACCTACAGTAAGACCAACAAAAAATTTTATTTCATCGAGATCATTATTTGGAACTAAAATGATTTCAAGAGAAGATAGAGAAGATAGAGAAGATAGAGAAGATAGAGAAGATAGAGAAGATAGAGAAGATAGAGAAGATAGAGAAGATAGAGAAGATAGAGAAGATAGAGAAGATAGTGAAGATAAAGAATATAACAATAATGATAAAAAAATATCAATATTAATTGAAAAAAAATTAGATCAATCACAAAAAGAAGTTTCTCCGATGGTAAGAAATAATATTTCACCAATGGCATTAGCGGATACATCAAATAATAAAGATTTCAGTCATCTTAAAAATATATAAGAAACAATATTAAACAATATAAAATAATAATAATAATTAATAATAATAAACAATGTGTGGAATATGGTTATCTATAAGTGATAGTGATTATTATCATGAATATAATAATATTAAAAAAAGAGGTCCTGATATGTCTATATATCAAAAAATAAAAAATGTTACAATTGGGTTTCATCGTTTAGCTATTTTGGAACCTAATTTTAATGCAATACAACCATATGTATATAATAATAAAATTTTAATTTGTAATGGTGAAATTTATAATTTTAAAGAATTAATTAAAGAATATGATTTAAAAATAAATAATAATGCGGATTGTTTAACAATCTTGCATTTATATGAAAAATTAAATTTTGATGAATTTTTCAATATTTTTAAAAAAAATAAAATAATTGGTGAATATGCTTTTATTATAATTGAATTTGATGAAAATCAAAACTTTAAAAAATTAGTAGCATCTAGAGATCATATTGGTGTAAGACCATTATATTATTATAAAGATGAAAATAACGATGAAATACGTTTTTCATCAGAAATAAAAGGTATGAGTAAGGCAAAAGAATTTCCACCAGGTAATTTTTTTATATATAATAGTGATAAATCAAATGAATTAATTGATTTTAAAACAATATATGAAACAAAACCAATTTATGATAAACCAGAAGAATATTATTTAGAGAGAATTAGAAATGCTGTTATTAATTCAGTAAAAAGAAGATTAATATCAGATAAACCATTATCATTTCTTTTATCAGGCGGAGTAGATAGTAGTATTATTGCAGCTGTAGCAACTAAATTATTAAATAAACCAATAAATACTTTTTGTTGTGGTATGGAAGATGGAACTGATTTAGAATATGCAAATAAAGTTGCTAAATTTATCAATTCTAATCATACACAAGTTATATTTACACCAGAAGAAGCATTATCAAGTATTAAAGATGTAATATGGATTACCGAAACATGGGATGTAACAACTATTAGAGCATCAGTAGGACAATATTTAGTATGTAAATATATTAGTGATAATTCAGATGCAAAAGTTGTATTAGTTGGTGAAGGTCCTGATGAAGTTTGTTCTTCATATATGTTTAATTATTATGCACCAAATGGTGAAGAATTACATAATGCTGCAAAAGAATATGTTGAAAAAATTCATTTGTTTGATGGGAGAAGGGCTGATAGGTGTATATCTTATTGTAGTATGGAAGGTAGAGTACCATATCTTGATCTTGAATTTATTGAAGCATATTGGGAAATTCCTGCTGAATGGAGACATCCAAAATATAAAGGTATTGAGAAATGGTGGCTTCGTAAAGCTTTTGATAATCAAGGATATCTTCCAGATGAAGTATTATGGAGAAAAAAAGATGCTTTTTCGGATGCTATAAGTTCAAAAAAGAAAAGATGGTATGAAATTATTCAAAATTCTTTAACAGATACTTTAAATAATGATAAAAATGAAGCTGAAAAAGAATATTATAAAGAAATATTTGTTGATTATTATGGAGAAGAAAATATAAAAGTATTACCGCATTATTGGCAACCTAAATGGATTGATAATAATAACAATTTTATTAATCCATCTGCTACTATTTTAGATGTATATGAAGAATAGAATAATTTATTTTTGTAATTGTGGTAAATAAAACATAGCAATAAATAATCCAATAAGATTTATAATTTGAATAAAATTAAAATAATATGTCAATAAACAAATATTTTCATATTTATATTCATCAAAATTTACTAGTACGTTTGTTAAGTTGATAACACTAATAATATAAACAACAAAGAAAATTAGGAATATAATTATTATACCATTATATTTTTTAAGTTGTAAAGAATATTTTTGTAATACGTATAAAATAAATATAATATAAAGAATTTGTAAATATGCAAAAACTAAATTTATTAAAACAATAATTCTTTTAGTTTCTGAATTATAAATTGATTTATATTTTTTACTTTTAAATATTATATCTATAAACATAACAAGTGTCACTATTCTTAAAAAATATAATATTAATATAAATATTAACATTCCGCTACTTAATTTATATGATTCTAGTTGCGAATCTGAATATGATTGTTGTTGTTGTTGTTGTTTTAGTTGCGATTGATTAGTTTCAAATATACACGGGCTAGTAGCACTTAATTGAGTATTTAAATCATAAGTCATAATTATTATATATTTAAATAAGAAATTTTTTAATAAAAAATTGAATTAAATAATATTAAATAATAATAGTATTTAATATTATTTAATATAATGGATATAACAATTAAACTATCAGAAGAAGTTATAACAAAATTAAATAATAAATATAGTAAAGAAGAAATAGAAATTATTGCTAAAAATTTATTATTAGATTGGTGTGATTATAAAACAAAAAATGATTATGAAACATATCAAATTAAAGAGTCAATACAACAGTTACAACAAGTTACAAAAGATGTTTTTGGTTTATCAAAAACATCTCAAAAAAGAGGTGAAATTAGTGAAAATATGATTTATACTATTTTTCAAAACGATTATCAAAATTATTCTTTTGAAAAAACAAATCATGTTCCACATTCAGCTGATGCAATTGTTACAACACATAATAATGATAAATTTTTATTAGAAATAAAAAATTATCAAAATGTTGTAGATCAAAAAGAAATAATTAAATTAAAATATGATATGGAATATACAAATATTAATTATGCATTATTAATCTCAATACAAAGTGGTATTGTAGGAAAAAAAACAATAGATATTGAAAAATTTATAATAAATAATAAAGAACAAACAATTGTTTATTGTTCATATATATTTGACGAACCTCATAAATTACATAGTTGTATAACATTATTAGAGTCTTTAATGAAGATAAAATTAGAAAATTATAATTATTTTAAAGATGAAATAATTGAAACTATTAAAGATATAACAGAAATTTATGATATTATTAAAAATCTAAATTCTCAGTACTTGATAGTAGAAAATAATATTAAAGAACAATTATCTAATTTTTATCTTATAATAAGAGATTATCAAATAAAAATAAAAGATAAAATTAATAAAATTAGTAAAAAAATAGACGATATGATATATATAAGTTCAGAAGAATTTATTGATAATTTCAATGAAAGTGAATGTATTTTACAAGTTAATAAGATTAATGATTTAATTATAGCTAATAATTTAAAAATTATAAAAAAAGATGATTCTTCATGGATTATATTTATATTAATATTTAATGATAATAAAAATATTGGAGAGATAAAGAAATTTAAATCTAAAATTGAAGTATCATTATACAATCCAAATATATGTCTAAAATTTTTATCAAAAGATAAATCTGATGAAAATTATACTTTATTGAATAGTATTATTAAACAAATTATTATATAATTTTAAAATATTATATATATATATATATAAATGGAAGAAAAAGACAAAGTTAATGTATATTTTGTAAGACACGCAACATCATGTTCAAATGATGTTACAGTTGTTGATTCAATTGGGAATAGTAAAATGAGCCATACACCATTAACATATAAAGGTATTCAAGAAGCAATTAATCTAGGTATAAATAATAAAATAATAGATCAAGATTTTGATACATATTATTGTTCTCCAAGTTTAAGAACAATAATGACTGCTTGTTTAGCATTAAGAAGTAAAAGTCGTAAAAAAAAAATAACATTATTTTTAAACCCATATTTAATTGAAAAACAAAATATGGCAAACAGATTAGATCCAAAAAATCCAACTAGTAAAGATATACATGATCGACAAAATGCTGTTGTTCCAAAACAAAATTTGATGAATATGATTAATTATATAAAATTATGGTTTGATCAAAAATATTTTGACAATTATATAGATTATGAATTTGTTTATTTAATGTATGATTTAATCTTATTATTATTACATCACAATACACTTACAGAAATTTTTATGCCACTTATTAAGAATTTATTAGATAAAAATGAAAAAAATAAAAAAAATAAGTTAAATGGATTAATATTATTAATAAATACCAACATAGATAAAGATAAAATTTTACAATATATAAATAGAAAAGGTTTTATATATCAAGAATATCATAATCAATATGATATTTACACAAATATATTATTTTTTATTGATAATCTTAAATTAATTGAAGATAATAATAAATATATTGTAGATGATTCAAAATTTAAGACATATGAAGAACTAAACACTGGACAAATAAGTATTAAAAAAATAATAGAGCAATTAAAATTATTAACACAAGACAATTTGTTTATGAATAATATTGAAATTGATTATTCATATAAAGATAATCAAGAACATAATGCTAATATACAAAAATTCATTACTAATGAAATTTTCCCATTAAAAGAATCTGTAAAAAACCATAATATTTTATGTTTTTCTCATGGATCAACATTACTTAATCATTTTGGTTATAGTGAAGATGATAAACTAAAAAATACTGAAATAATACATTATAATTTAAATAGTGGAGTTAAAAAAAGACATTTTAATAATAATATAATTATTGATGAAGAATTAAAAGATATAGATTTTTGTGGTGATATAAAACCACAAATTTTAAAAACATTACTATCACCATTTGTATCAACTGAATCAATTGAAAATAGAATGTTTAAAGTAATTGATAATTATTTTCAAAACCCTAAATATAAAATAACTACTGATAATAATATTATTGAAGATTTTAAAGTAGATATTTTAAATGAATCAGCTGATATTGCTGCTAGAGAACTAGAAGCAAAAGCTATAGAAGTTGAAATTTTAAAAACAGAAGTAGATTCTATTGCTACTGTATTAAAAGATAAAAAAGCAAAAGAAGAAGAAGCTAGAGCAAAATTAAAAGAAGCTGAAGCAAAAGCAAAAGAAGCTAGAAAAAATTTTGAAGCAGTAAAAGCAAATAAAAAAGCAAATTCTAGTTTAACATATCAAAATGCTGAAAAAGTTTGTTATGATTCTTTCGAAGCTCTTCTTTCAATAAATAGAGAATATGAAGCTTCATCTGAAGCTTTAATTACAGCTTCGAAAGATTTTAATGCTATAGTATTAGAAGCAATTAAAGCAACAGACGAAGCTATAGATGCAGCAAAAAATGCTATTATTGAAGAAGAAGAAGTTAATCAAGAAGTTGATAATTTTATAGTGGTTAAACAAAAAGTTAATCCAGAAGTTAAACAACCAGTTAATCCAGAAGTTGATGATTTTGAACTGGTCGGAGGAGGACAATATAAAAATAAATATTTAAAATATAAACAAAAATATTTTAATTTAAAAAGAATTAAACAATTAAATTTTTAATATATAATTTTAAAATTATTATGTATTTACATAAAAAATAATAAATATATATATATATATATATGAGTAATTTAACACATACAGAAACTAATAATGTTGATATATATTTTGTAAGACATGCAGAATCATGTTCAAATGTCACTTCAAAGTTAAGTATAGGACAAATAAGCCATCCTCCATTAACATATAAAGGTATTCAACAAGCTATTAATTTAGGCATAAATAATAAAATAATAGATCAAGATTTTGATGCATATTATTGTTCTCCAAGTTTAAGAACAATAATGACTGCTTGTTTAGCATTAAGACAAAAAGCAAATACACGTGATCCAAGTAATCCTATAAAAATACATTTAAATCCATATTTAATTGAAAAACGAAATATTACAGGTAGGTTTGATCGGCAAAATAGTATTGTTCCAATTGAAAATTTAAAAAAAATGATTAAATATGTAAAATTATGGTTTAAAGAACATTATTTTAAGCATAATATTGATTATGAGTTTGTTAATATAATATATGATTTAGTTTTATTATTATATTATAAAAATAATCTTAATAATTATAATGAAATTATTATAGATTTATTAGTAGGAATTAAAATATCCAAAAAAGAATTATTAAAAAAATTAATAAATATGTTAGAAAAAGAAAAATATATTGAACCAATACAAAAATTTGGTATTATAAATACACAAAATGGAAATGATATAAACGATATTTACAATAATATTATATTATTTATTGTATATCGTGAATATTTAGAAAATTTAATAATATATCAAGAACAAAACTCTAATAAAAAAATAAATTATGAAATAATAATTCAACAATTACAATTTTTTTATGATGAAAAATTTTTTATGAATAATATTGAAATTATATATGATGATTATGATAAAGTTGAAGGTCATAATCCTAATATATTAAAATTTATTGAAGATAAAATATATAATCAGAATATAGATAAAAAAGACTATAAAATTTTATGTTTTTCTCATGGTGCAATATTAAAAAAGGAATTTAAATTAAATTCAAAATTAAAAAATACTGAAATATTGCATTATAATTTAATTAGTGGAGTTATAAATAGAATATTTAATAATAATATATTTATAAATAAAGATGTAGAACTAAATATGGATGATATTTGTGGTAGTTTACATACTCCAAAACATAAAATGTTTAAAGTAATTGATAACTACTTTTCAAATAATGAATATATAATAAGTAAAGATGATAATATTGATCAAAATTTTAAAGTAATTGAAAAAGAAGATGTTCTTACTGGTGGTAATATATATAAACATAAATATTTAAAATATAAGCATAAATATTTAAAATATAAACAATATTTAAAATAAGATTATTAAACAGTTTTTTCTTTTATTTTAGAAATATCTCTACTTATAATAAATCCTAGTATTGGTATATATATAAACCATTGTATACATGATAAAACAATAATATATTCAGATAATCTTTTATAATTTCCATTTTCGAAACCACTATATAAAGTATCAAATCCAATTATATTTCCAGCAAAAAAATTAAAAATACAAGAAAACCACAAAATAGTAAAATATGTATATTTTGCATAAGTTTTAGAACTAAAATATATAATCCAAATAATACAAAGTAAAAATAAAATTATTGTACAAATAGTCAAACCCAATACAAATTTATAAAAACCAATAAAAAAATAGGTTTCATATTTTTCAATATATATAGAACACAGAGCACATAAACAAATTAGATATATTAAAGGTATAAATAATAATACTACTAATATACTATTATATTTTTTATTATCATCATTATTTGAAAAAGATAATTTTTTTACTCTCATGTTAAAAAACTTTGTAGTAGTTACAGGTACAGGTACATGTGTATGTGTAGATGTATCCGGATGTTGTTGATTATGTTGTTGATGTAAATTTTGTTCTGGATATTCTGGATATTCTGGATGTACTCGATTACTTGACATTAAATAATATACTATAATTATATATAGAAATTAAAAGAATTATTATAATATATGTTAAAATATATATTATAAATTTTTTAATCTATCAAAATGATTATCAATAAGTTCTTTTAATTTTTGTATTTTATTAGGTTCATTTTTTAAATATAATAATGTCAATTGTAGTCTGTATTTTTTATATTCTTTTTTATATTCTTTTTCAATTATATCATGATAATCTTTCATAATATCTTCCAATTCACCAATTAATTTTGTTCGAAAAACAAGTTTTCCTTCTTCTCTATATTCCTCTATACCTAGATCATCATATTTATACCATTTATTATTACATTTATAATAACATATATAATGTTTTGCATCATATGCAATAATAGAATGTAAAAATAAATTATTTAACTCTTTTAATTTATAATTTTTAAGATCTGAATATTTTTCCATATTATGTATAAAATGAATAAAATTTATATTTTTATATTCAGGTAAATTTATATTTTCATTTGTAAAATAATTTCTCAACTGATTATAATTATTATTTATATAATCATCATATTTCCATGAATAACATGTTATATTATTAGAAGAATTTGTATCAAATATATAATAAAATAAATATTTCAATAAATCCATTGAATTATTTGATTTACAAAAATCATCATAAAAACTATTATCATTTGGATTTATTTTATTTGAAGTTTGTATTAATTTTAAATGTTCATTTAATAATTTTCTAATATTATTATTTGTTTCATGTATATATGGTTCTGTAACTAAATACTGAAAAGATTTATTTGTATTATGTATTAAATCTGTTTTATCTGAATTTAAATAATTATATTTATTTTTTATTTTATCAATTATTTTTGTTCCTAAATTTATTTCTTCTAAAGATTTATTTATAACATAATTTAATTTTAAGTTTGTTACAAAATTTTTAATTAAAGAACTACTATTATGAAAAAGTGCAACAAATAAAGAATCTATCCAACAACTATCATTATTAAATTTAAAATACTTTTTTAAACATTTATCCATAACATATATATATATATATTAAAATATATATATATTAAAATATTTAAAGATAAAAATATAATTATTATTAATATCTTTAGGGATGTCTGAAAAAAAAAAAATCGCGATAGGTATTGATCTTGGAACAGTTAATAGCTGTGTATGTGTTTTTAGAAATGGTAATGTAGAAATTATTGCTAATGAACAAGGAAATCGAACAACTCCTTCAATTGTTGCATTTAATGAAACAGAACGTTTAATTGGAGATCCAGCGCGTAATCAATCAACTAGTAATTCAAAAAATACAGTATATGATGCTAAGCGTCTTATTGGTAGAAAATTTACTGACGAAGTAGTAAAAAAAGAACTTGTTAATTTATCATATAATGTAGTTAAAAGTAAAGATGATAAACCACTTATTGAAGTAGAATATAAAGGTGAGAATAAAACATATTCGCCTGAAGAGATTTCATCGATGATTCTTTCAAAAATGAAAGAAATTGCTGAAGCATATATTGGATATGATGTTAAACAAGCTGTTATTACTGTACCAGCTTATTTTAATGATTCTCAACGTCAAGCAACTAAAGATGCTGGTGTTATTGCAGGACTAGAAATTCTTCGTATTATCAATGAACCAACTGCTGCAGCTATTGCCTATGGTCTTGATAAGAAAAGTAGTAAAGAACAAAAGATTTTAATTTTTGACATGGGTGGTGGAACACATGATGTTTCACTTCTTGCTATTGAAGATGGAGTATTTGAAGTTTTGGCTACTTCTGGAAATACTCATCTTGGTGGAAGTGATTATGATAATCGTATTCTTGAATATTGTAAACAAGAAATTAAGAAAAAACATAAAGTAGATATTAATGGTAATGCTAAAGCACTTCGTAGATTGAAAACAGCATGTGAATCAGCGAAAAAGATTCTTTCTTCTTCAATGACTACTACTATTGAAGTAGATTCTCTAGTAGATGGTGTTGATTTGAGTATTAATATTACTAGAGCTAAATTTGAAGAACTATGTATTGATCTATTTAAATCTGGTATTGATCCTGTTGATAAAGTTCTTAGAGATGCTAAGATTAGTAAAGGTGATGTAGATGAGATTGTTCTAGTTGGAGGATCAACTCGTATTCCTAAAGTACAACAGCTTCTAAGTGATTATTTTAATGGTAAAGAGCTTAATAAGAGTATTAATCCAGACGAAGCAGTAGCTTATGGAGCTGCTATTCAGGCAGCTATTCTTATTGGTGATACATCAGAAATTATTTCTGATCTAGTTCTTCTTGATGTATGCCCTCTAAGCCTTGGTATTGAAACTGCTGGAGCAGTAATGACTGTTCTTGTTCCACGTGGTACAACTATTCCTACTAGTAAAGAACAAACTTTTAGTACTTATTCAGATAATCAACCTGGTGTTACTATTCAATTGTTTGAAGGTGAAAGATCATTGACTAAAGATAATAATCAGCTTGGAAAATTTGAGCTTTCAGGAATTCCTCCTGCTCCAAGAGGAGTACCGCAAATTAAAGTTAAAATTGAGATTGATGCTAATGGTATTGTGCAAGTATCTGCTCTAGAATCATCATCAGGAAAATCAAATAAGATTGTTATTACAAATGACAAGGGTCGTCTTAGTAAAGATGATATTGAACGTATGATTAGTGAAGCTGAAAAATTTAAGGATGAAGATGAGCAAAATAAGAAAAAATTAGAAGCTAAAAATGAATTAGAAAATTATGTATATAATACAAGAAATAGTCTTAAAGAAGCAAAAGATGATCAATATTGGAAAGAAGCTGAATCTACTGTAGAAGAAGCTATTGTATGGCTTAATGAACATAATGAAGAAACTGCTGAAACATATACTAATAAAATGAAAGAAGTTGAAGAAAAAGTCAAACCAATTATTATGAAAATGTATGAAGCTGGTGCAGGTGGTGCAGGTGGTGCAGGTGGTGCTGGTGGTGCTGTTCCAGGAGCTGGTCCTGGTATGGGTATGCCTGGTATGGGAATGCCTGGTATGGGTATGCCTGGTATGGGTATGCCTGGTATGGGAATGCCTGGTATGGGTGATTTTTCACCAGAACAAATGCAAGAAGCGATGAATAATCCACAATTTCAGGAAATGATGAATAATCCTGATATGATGGATAAAATGAAAAATATGATGGGCGGAATGGGTGGGATGGATAATGGCCCGACAGGACCTTCAATTAATGAAGTAGATTAGTAGATTAGTAGATTAGTAGATTAGTAGATTAGTAGATTAGTAGATTAGTAGATTAGTAGATTAGTAGATTAGTAGATTAGTAGATTAGTAGATTAGTAGATTAGTAGATTAGTAGATTAGTATTATATATATTTTTTTATTTATGGTTATAAATAAAAAAAATATTAATTTAAATTTGTTTTATATTTAATTATATTATTTAAATATAAAAATATAATTAAAAATAGTAATAGTACACATCCAATTACTACTCCTGCAATAATTTCAGTAGATAAAAAATACGAGTTAGTATTATCAGTATTATCAGTATTATCAGTATTATCAGTATTGTTAGTATTGTTAGTTTTATCTCCATTTAATTTACTATTTGGATCTGCATTATTACATTTTTCACCAGATTCACATTTATAAGAAATGCAACATTTATTATCTGGACATTTTTTTATTTTTTCACTCATTAAATCAATTCCACAAGAATCATCAGTTGATTTTTCAAATTTATTACTATCAATATATTTATAATGAATTTTTTTAATAAATTCATCTTCAAAATCATTAACATCTGTATAATTACTATACACATTTCTATTTGTGATAGCTTTTGGAGATTTTGAAGTACTTATTGAAATACAACTTTCTTTGTCATAACCACATGTATCTTTAATAGAACAACATTGTCTATTTGGACATTTAGTATTATTATTATCTAAACCACATTTTCCATCTGTTGATATTGGATAATTACAAGGAATTTTTAGAGGATTTCTTGATACATCATCACCATCAAATTTACTTATATCTATTTTTATTTCATACGGATTACCTCCATATCCATATGGATAGCATTCTATATTTTCACAAAAACCAGATAAATTACAAAATTTATTAGGAGGACATTTATAAGCTTTATTATCTTCAATTACAACCCCACATTTATGATTTATTGATGGATAAATTATATTACTATCATATATTTCTTTATATTTATTTTTTTCAGACATATATAATATAAAACTATAATATATATTATATATAATATAGTTTTATAATAGAAATTGATATTAATCTGTTTGAATATTATACTAATTGATATAATATTCAAACTATGAATTACAATAATATATATGATCATTTTGCTTTACATTTTAATGAAACAAGAAAAGCAATATGGTCTAATGTAGCTAAGTTTTTAGATAATATTCCTAAATATAGTCTTATTGCTGATATTGGTTGTGGTAATGGTAAGTATACTCGTTATAGACAAGATATATTTGTTATTGCGAATGATATTTGTGTTCCACTTTTAGATACAATTGAAAAAAGTTATTCATATGATTGTTGTGTTGCGAATGGATTGTATTTGCCATATAAGACTAAAAGTTTTCAATATGCTATTTCTATAGCTGTTTTGCATCATATAAGTGATTATGAGAGTCGTTTAAAATTTATTAAAAATATAATTAATATATTAGAACCAGGAGGTAAGCTATTATTTACTGTATGGGCACAAGAGCAAACTATTAAAAAGAAATGGATTAATAAAGGTAATGGTGATTATCTTATTCCATGGTTAGATAAATATACTAAACAAACATTTTATAGGTTTTATCATCTTTTTTCATATGATGAAATAAAACAATTTGTAAATGCTTTAGAAAATGTAATTGTTTGTGATATAGTATTTGAAAAAGATAATTGGTGTGTTGAACTGCAGTTAGTCAGTTAAATACAATCATAATAACAATGAGATAAACATGGACCTTTACAATTACATTTTTTTTCATTTTCATAAATTTCATCAATTTCATAAATTTCATCATTGTGATTACAATATTGAACTTTTATATGATATAATATTATTCCTAAAATAATACCAATCATAATAAATAATAAATAATTTCTATTTCTTGAATAACAATGAGGTAAGCATGGACCTTGACATTTAGCACTGTACATTATAATATATAATATAATATATATTATAATAAATTAAAAATTTATTTTATTATAAACTTTGTAATAACACCAAAATGATCGGAAGGAAATATATTAATAGTTTTTTTATTATTATATTTAATTTTATGATGATCATCAGAAACAAAATTTTTAATAAATAATTTTGTCATTTTATTATCTAAAGGTATTGATTTTTTACCAACTATTTTACTAAAAAATGGATATATATTATTACTTTTATATTTATATAAAATACCATCATATCTAACTTTTTTTTCTTGAAATTTTAAATTCCATCTCATAGTATTAATATCTGTATTTTCTGTAAATCCATCTTTTTTATTTAAATCTGTCCAAGAATCTTTAAAATAATCTTTAATTTCATTATATTCTAACCATTCATCACCACCATCTAAATGAAAATTAAAATCACCACAAATTATTACTGGTTTCGTATCTTTATCAATTAATTCTTTTATTCTTTTCAGTTGATCAATTCTACATCTTGTATAATGAAACCAATAATATTCTTGTCCTGGTGATTTTTTAGATCCAGCTTGTAAATATACATTATATAATACAAAATTACTAAACTCTGTTCTTAATAATGAATTATTATATTTTAAATTTCCATCTAATCCATATACTTGATAATTTAACACTGGATATTTTGAAAATGTTATAGTTTCTACTTCTCTATTTCTTTCTAATATTTCATCAAAAAAATAGTCTGTTTCATATTGATATTTATATATTAAAGATAATCTTTTTTTTAATATTCGTAATGATATTAAAGATACTTCTTGAAAACAAATAATATCAGGATTATTTTTTATAATAATATCGGCAATTAAATTAATTCTTATTTTCATTAATTTTAATATAAAATCATTTTTTGGAGGTAATCCCCAAATATTATATGTCATTATAGACAGCATTAATATTTTTGATAAATTATTTGATATATCAAACTTTTTTTCTTTATTTAATATTATATTATTACATCTTCTATGTAAATTATCTGTATAATATCCATATTTAGAACCTTTATTTATATTATCTACTGTTAATATTGGTATTACACCATCGATATTAACATTATCACAATCTTCTAATCTTTTTTTACATAAACCAAATGAATTAGAATCTTTACCGCAAAAATAAGGATATTCATTTGGACAATAAAAAGGATACAATGATTTCAAATTATTATTTAATGCATTATATTCATTTAATGAAAAATATACATTATGATTTAAATGAATCATAATTATATGCTTAATAATAAAAATTATTCTTTATATAATTATGATTATCTTATTAATAAATAATTAAAAAAATTAATTATTAATAATTAATAAAAAAAAGATAATTAAATTATCTTTTAAGCTGGTTATATTGATCAATATAAATTATTATATATTTGAGGATAACAATATTAATTTTATTTCTTTAAATATATTTTTTAAGATTTAAATTGAATTAAAACTTGTCCTAATCTAAATTTTGAATTATTATCATTTATATTACTTGAATTGCATATTGTAGTAAAACATAATCCGATTATATTTTTTACTTCTGATCTACTAAACCATGGTGAAGAAATAGTTTTATAACCTTTTGATCCATTTGGATCATTAGTAACAATATCAAATGTATTACCAATATTTGTCCAAGTTGCAGTAGTAATACATGTTTTAATTTGTGCTCTTGCTATAGTTCCAGTTGTACCATACATAGTAGTACCTCTGAATATTAATCGTGCATAATTCCAAGTAGCATTTTCACCACTATTATCGCTAAAAAGAAAATTGGTTGAATCGTCAAACATCATATTACCAGGATTACCTGGTTCAATATTTAAACTATAAACTACATTTATAAGTATATCAGAAAAATCTGTTTTTAATATTATACTTGGTCCAACAGTACCTATATTAATTAATTGATTAATTGGGCTATAAGATGCAATATAATTTGCATATGATATTGTATTAGCAGGATTAATATCCTCTGGCCAAACAATAATATCAATAATATCAGATGAAGTAATAGGTATTGTTAAATTATTTATTGTTGTGCGGATTATTGTATTATTATTTGATGTATTATATATAGTAGTTGTTAAATAATCATAATTGGAACTATTAATATAAACTAATTTTTTTCCATTATAATAAACTTCAACATTTTTAGTATTTATAGTAACTAAATTAGTTACTATTATATCATATACATTTTGGCTTGCAGTTGATTTAAAAGATTGACGAATAGCATCAAAAGCTCCAATTTTGATACCATTTTTATATAAAAAATTAGATATATTTATATTTCCTGAAATATCTAATTGTGTTTGTGGTATTGTAACACCGATACCTATATTTTTATTGTTTGATATTCTCATTATCTCTGAATAAGAAGTTGAAAGAGACAATTTAGTATTATTGGTTATACCAAAAATTATATCAGAATTATTTGAACTTGCTATTATTGGTATATTATTATTTAATTTTAAGAATCCTAATCTTGAGTTATCATTATTATCTATTGATATTATACCACTATTTGTATCAAAATATCCTGATCCATTAATATGTAAATTATAACTTGGATCAGTTATTCCAACTCCTAATTTATTATTTTTCCAAATTAAATTATTTGGTTGAATTATTGCACTTGTTCCATTGCCAACTAAAACTGAATTAATTGATAATGATTGACTACCAGTACCACCGTAATTTACTAATAATGTACCTGAATTTATATTTGTTGAATTAAGATTACTTAAACTAGATCCAGAGCCTGAAAACAAATTTGCAACAACTGTACCTATATTTGAAACATAAAAATTAGTTGAATTAGAATTTATAATTTTTCCTGTTCCGGATTGATATAATTGTAAAATATTAGTTGTATTAGATCCTGATATATCTATTATAGCATTCGGATCAATAACACCAAATCCTGCATAGCCATCTTTATTAATTTTAATAACACTATTATTTGAACTTTTTATATCAATAATTGGTTGTGATCCAATTTGATTTACAATTAATGCTGGACCTGTGCCATCATTTGTAATAACTAATTGTTCTGTTGTTTGAACATTTGTATCAACTACAGTTCTCATGCCATTTACTATTAAATCACCTTCTATTCTTGTATTACCTATAACATGTAATTTGTATTCTGAATTAGGTAATAAAGTACCAATACCAATATTATTTTTACTTGAATCTATGTAAATTGTATTAAGATTAATATTAATATTTCCACCTGGATCAATTTTTATTCTTTCAATGCCATTTGTTGAAAATCCTAAAGTATTTTGTGAAGGATGATATATACCTGTTATTGTATCATTATACCAACTATATGATGGAGTACTTGAAGAATCAGATGTACCATAAAATTGTTTAGAAGTTCTAATGTTACCACTGATATCTAAATTATAATTTGGTGTTGTTCCAATTCCTACATTTCCAATAGCATCAATTCTAAATCTTTCAATATTAGCAGTAGAAATAATTACGTTATTTGTATTAACTGTTGATATACTAGAAGAAAAATTATTTGTGAAAGTATAACTATTACTTGTTATTATACCTCTTATATCTATTTTTTGCAATGGCAATGTTGTACCTATACCTATATTATTTGAAGTATCTATGCATATAGCAGGTATATTTGTTTCAGAACCGTTCTGAATAAATAATTTTCTATTTCCAATTGTTCTAAAAACAGCATCACCAACAGATGTTAAAGAACTATATTCGCCTATATTTTTTGCCAAAGCAATTTCTATATTTGAAGAATTAATAATACTCATAATTATATATTATAACATTTAGAATATTTATATTTGTATTTGTTCTTGATAATTAAAATTATAAATATAATATAATATTATATAATATATTATATAATAATATATTATATAATAATGACAGATGTTGATGTATATATGCATAATTTAGAAGAGCTTAAAAATTATCTTTCCAAAGCAGAATTAAAAATAACAAAAGAAACAAGAGCAGCATTAAAAGCATTAACAAGTGAAAGTGAAAGTAAAAAAAAAATATCAGAGTTAAAAACTGCTATTACAAAAACTGATTTTGGTAGGGAACTAATAAAAAAAACAAAAAGTGTAGCCACATATTCAATAATATTTATTTGTTTATTATGTATGATAATTGGTGCTCTGTCGTACTTTTTATATTTATGTAATAATAAAAGTGGAAGTAGCAGTGCAAGTAGTAGTGGTAGTGGTGGCGTTAATAGTCGTATTACATATAGTAGTAATAATAGATGGTTAGCAAGTGATAAAAATCATGCATTCAGTATAAGAGCAATAGATCTAAATAATAATTTAAGAACTATTGATGATGAAATTTGTTTACAACCTGATTTATCTAATAATTTAATTTTACAAACAAACTGCGATGATGATAATTTACGATTTATTGCTAGACCAGAAGGTCAATTACAAAAATTTAAATCAAAAAGTGATAAATCAGGTAATGAATATTGTCTTAAACCTGTTAATAATGATAAAAAAACAACAAGTGATCTATTTTATACAAATAATTGTAATGATAATGTTCCAGGAGACGATAATAAGAGTTTAAGATTTACTTATGAATCAGATGGAAAAATTAGACACACAAAATCTGATAGATGTATATATGCAAAACTTACAGGTTTACCACAAAAAGTAATATTAGATAAATGCGAATATGGAACTAAATTTGAATTAATATAAATATTAAAAAATAGAATAAATTTCTTATCTTAATATTATATAATGTATGAATATTATGTTCCACGATTACCTCCACCAGGAACTATTTCAACTTCTGGCAAAGGAGTTGATAAAGCAGATAATGAAGAAAATAATTTAATTCGTGCTGCTATAATTACTGTAGTAACTGTAGTATTTGTATTTATAGTAATTATAATAGCATATAATACACGTATTAATTATCAAGAAAGAGTAAGAAAAAATTTCTTGATAAAAAATTTTAAAACTATAAATCCTGATATAAATATACCAGATACAGAAGTAAAACAAATAATAAAACATATTAAATTTTTACCTGTTGGAACTACAAAATTACCTAGTTATAGTTATTGTTTATATAATAAAAAAAATACAATTGATAATTGTCATATTGCATATGGTAAAGGATAATTAAAAATTATATTTATTTATTAGTTTTTAATTTATTATTTTTATATTCAAGTTCTTTTTGTTTTGTTTCTTCTTGTTTCAATTGCAATTGTATATTTAGTTCTATTTCTTTTTGTTTTGTTTCTTCTTGTTTAATTAACAATTGTAATTCTAATTCTTTAATTTTATTTTGATTTTGATTTAAAAAATAATTTTTTAATTCATTATTTAAGTCTTCATCAGATGATGAAGAATTGTTATCTATAAAATCATCATCATTATCATTATTTATATCATTATTTATATCTAAATTTACATTTACATTTACATTTACATCATCACAATTGTCATCGTCGTCATCCTCATCCTCATCCTCATCCTCATTGTCATCGTCATTGTCATTTGCTGTATCATTGTCATGGTCATGGTCATGGTCATGGTCATTATCATTATCATCATTTGCTGTTTCATTGACATCAATATCAACATCACAGTTTGTTAATTCAGACAATTCTGATTTTAAATCCATATTTATATAATTAATATAATTAACTGTTTTTTTAAATTATTTATAAACTTTTAATTCTATGATAATTATATAAATTTAATACTAATTGAATATCAGGATATTTATATCTTTTCAATAAATATTCAAAATCTTGATTTATATTATCATATATTATATGTTTTCGATGCGTCATCATATTTTGTTTTAGTAATATATTATTTGATTGATTTGATAATAGTTCAAATTGTTTCATTAACATATTATAAATATATTTTTGTATAATATCTTTTCTTGTAATAGATTTTTGTAAATTATTAAAAGTAACTGTTACGTACCATTTTGTATTAGTTATATTTATAGGTAATAAATTAATATTTAAAATAATATTATCAAAATCTAATCTATTTTTTTCTCTATAGCTTTTAGAGCTTTTAAACCACAATGTAGAAGGATATTTATAATGTAAATAATTTTCTGATAATTTTATATTTGATTTTAAATTTGTTAACATATTATAATTGAATGATATACCAACATTATTAAAATTAAATCTATAATTATTAACATCACTTGCTTGTAAATTTATATCATATCCAATAGGATTATAATAATTATTTACATCCATAAAATGTGTTAAACAATCTGTTATATATGAATTTGTATCAAATTCCATATATAAAGTTTCATAATTTTTATTATATAATGGTATTTTAGGTGGTAAAATATCTATTGGATCATAACTCCACCATAACTTATTTTGATAAATAGTCGTAACGCCAAATTTATCATAGTAATTATACTGTAATTTATGATTTGGACATATTAAATTACCATTTTTTGAAATTTCACCATTGCTTAATGTAGCACCCATATGCTTACAAATATTTATTGTTGAATAAGTATTATTTTTATTATCAAACCATGTTACCAATGGTAACTCGCCAATATTAAATTTATATGGTTTTGTTCTATCTATATTTTTTTCAAATCCTACACAATACCATTCTCTAAAATTAGAAGGTAATGAAAAAGCATATACATAATAACTTATTAAGTTTAAAAATAAAAATAATTTAATCATTATTTCTATTTAATAATAATTTTTTAAATACATTTAAAAAATTATAAAAATAAAAATAATATTCCTGTTGGGAATTGAACCCAATCTAAAGGTTCATAAGACCTTTGTGCTAACCGGTACACTACAGGAACAAGTTATATATAAATAAAAAATAATATTCCTGTTGGGAATTGAACCCAATCTAAAGGTTCATAAGACCTTTGTGCTAACCGGTACACTACAGGAACAGTGATATATATAAATAAAAAATAATATTCCTGTTGGGAATTGAACCCAATCTAAAGGTTCATAAGACCTTTGTGCTAACCGGTACACTACAGGAACAGTGATATATATAAACTATATATCTTTTTTTATTTTTTTTTATTATAAAAATTGCAACAATTATTTAATAATTCATTTTGTTTCATAATATATATATATTATATATCTTTAAGTATTTTTATAAAAAAATTGAATAAAAAATAAGTTATTGATAATGATATAAACAATTGATAATAATAATGATTATTAACAGTATAATATTGTTAACAATAAATTGTGTATATTACATGAAATATTTTCCGAGTTCAAAACTAATATTAAAAAACAACATATTATTACCGATATTATATAATGACAAATGTTCTCAAATATCAATTGAGCATATTTATCCAAAATGTTTTTTAAATAAAGAGCATTATTATGATTTTCATAATACTTTTAGAGCTTGTAAAAGTATAAATAATATTAGATCTAATTATATGTTTTCTGATACTAAAAATATTACATGGATAAATATCAATTTTGGTAATTATATTTCTCATAAACATAAATTATTTAAACCAAGAGATCAAGATAAAGGTATTATAGCAAGAGCTATATTATATATGAATTATAAATATAAGTATAAAATACTTATGGATAAACAAATATTATATAATTGGTGTTTAAAATATGAACCAAGTATTAAAGAACAATTGCATAATTTAAATGGATATAAAATTCAAGGTAATTATAATATATTTATTAGTAAATTTTATGATAAAAATTATTATAAATTATTGGATTCTTGTCTTTTTTTATAAAATTATATATATATAAAATTATATATATATATAATTATAAGAATGAAATTAGCTATAACTGGAAAAATGGGATGTGGAAAAACAAGTATTGCAAAATATTTAGTTGAAAAATATAATTTTACTAAATTTAGTTTTGCTGATGATGTAAAATTATATGCAACAGAAATCTTTGATATAAATATAAATATGAAAATAAAAGATCGAAAATTACTTCAACAATTTGCTACTAAAATGAAAGAAATAGATGAAAATATTTGGATTAAGAGATTAGATAATAAAATTAAAGATATTAGTGATAATATAATTATTGACGATTTAAGATATCCAAATGAAGAATTATATTTAATATCTAACGGGTTTAAGATATTAAAATTAGATATAGATACTGAACTACAAAATAATAGATTAAAAAATACATATATTAATGATTTTGATATACATATTGAATGTAAAAAACATGATTCAGAAAAACATACACAATCTTTTTATCATGATTTTTATTATTTAATTAATACAAATACTGAAAAAAATATATATAAATATATTGATAATTTAATAAATAAATATTAATTTATAAATAACTAATATATTAAGAAATATATTCTTAATATATTAATACGCTTCTGGCAGGACTTGAACCTACGACACATCGGTTAACAGCCGATTGCTCTAACCAACTGAGCTACAGAAGCATTTATTATTACAATATTTAATTATAATATATATTATATTATATCTTTAAGTTATTTAAAAAAAAAAAATAAAAAATAAATTAATATATATATATAAAATTTATATATATATATATATATATATATATATAATGAGTATAATAATTCTAGCATTATTATTTGCTTCATTTTTATTAACAATAGAATTATTATTAGGATATCAATTGATATGTCATTTATTTTACAATGATCAAGATATATATATTAGAACAATAAATTATCAGCCAATAAAAAATGAATTTTTTGTTTTGATTTTAGCATCAATTGGAATGGTACTATCATTACTATTTACGTTTGTAATATATTATAAATTTTCAAGTACCCCAGCATACAATGAAAGTGGTCAAGAACCGTCAAATAATTATATGGTTTACATAGCATTTACTGTTTTAATATTAGCTTCATTAGGTATTAATATTTGGTTAATAATGATATATAATCAAATTAATGCAGGTGAAAAAAATATTATAAAAATTAAAGATAAAGATAATGAAACATATGATTTACTACAAAAATTAATTCCAAGTTCAATTGGAGTATTTTTAATTCAATTTATGATAATATTATATTATATTATATCAATAAATCATAATCAAATTTAATATTATATTGACAAACAAAAAAATATATTAAGAATATATATTCTTAATATATTTTATTAAAATTGTTTAATATTTTTTAAGTTATAATGCGTGGACTACGTCGGCACTAATGAATCTAATGATATCATAATTGTATCTAGTTCTTTGGTCTTTTGAGCTATTAATGACGATAGGTTTGCATTTGTTAACAGATCGGTTGTATAAGATTTTAAATCATCTGTAAAATCTCCTATATTTGATTTTGTTAAATTATGATGTTTTGTACAATCCTCTACTAAAGCTTTTACAGCACCGAATACAATGCTGGGGGGTCTATTCATTTTTAAAAGTATAATATACTGTTTTATTTTAGCAAAAATATCTGCAGATGATTTATGAAGTCCTATGGGTGTTGTTCCAGTTGTAGTTGTTGTAACATGATGAACTCCTCCTGCTGCTGCTCTAGCTGTAGCAAGATCTTGTATTAGCTGATCTCGTACATTAATTAGGTCATCTCGTTCTTTAGTTATTCCAGCTAATGCTGGTGAAGATGTTTTTATACTTAGCATAGCAGCTGCTAAATCTGATTTAGCTTGTGCTAATTCTATGTTAGCTTGTGCTAAATCTTGTTGAGCTTTTAATAAATCTCCTTTATCATTTTTGATTAATGTCTCTATGTCTGTGCCAATTAAAGCTCCATCATTATATAATATTCTTAAATTATCATGCGTGATAATTGAATCTTTTACAATTTCATCTAAAATTGCTGGAGTTATCGTAAGTTTAGTTTTACTACCGTCATTAAAGGTTGCATCATTTCCTGCAATTATGGCTATCATTTCATCCATAGAATTAATTGGTACTACAGTACCTGATGGTTGACTAACAGTATTTAAATAAATATCACCCGGTATACATCCTTCATCATACATTCTTCTAATTTCTATCAAATGCTCTTTAGTATATGAACCACCATATAATGATGGATATGGGTATGAACCACCGACTTGTAATTGTAATTCATTTTTTAAATCTAAATATTTTAATTTATATTTTAAATACTTTTGTAAATTAGTATTCATTGATTTATATATATATATATATAATAAAAAAATTTTTTATAAATTAAAATTTAATTCTTAAATAAATATTTATTAAATATTTATTTATGTTTTTTTTATTTATATATAATAGATTTTTAAGGCTTCCCTATAATAGATTTTAAGACTTCCATATGTTTATCATATAATTTTTTTAAATTTTTTTTTTCATCATCTGTCAAATTAAATTGATCATCGCTAAGTCCATTATATTTTTGTGCTAATACATTTACATATGCTTGTAAAGTCCATTTTTTAACTTTTTTATCACCATCATCTATTTTTTGCCAGTTATCTTGTAACTGTTTTTCAATATCCATTTTAATATAATATAAATTAATATATATATATATATTATATATTAATTTATAATATATATTATAAATTAATGGAAAATAATAATTGGCACTGTAAAAAATGCAATAATTGGTTTGGTAATCACATAGATATTGATTATCATGAAAATAAAGAACATCCTAATTTTAATAATAAATATGTATTATCTTGGTATAAGCATAAATTTAAAGGATTATCTCCTTATGATTGAAAATGATTGAAAATGATTGAAAATGATTGAAAATGATTGAAAATGATTGAAAATGATTGAAAATGATTGAAAATTATTTTTTTCTATATATTTTTATAAAATAAGGAATAACATATTCTATAATTAATGATAAACAAAAAAATATTAAAGATACTGATGATAAAAAATATATATATTTATCATATTCATCGCATTTAACACTTAAATATTTATTATATTTTTCTTTAATTTTATTACTAATTATATAACTTGCAACCGATAAAATAATAGATATTATCCACATAATAGTTATTGATATTTCTATAATTTTATTGTAATTAGTATAAATAGAATATTTGAAAAAAAATAAAATTAATATTATTAAAGAATAAAGAATAGTAATTAGTGTAAAAATTATATTAGCTATAGCTAAATAATATATATATTTATAATCATTATATACTATTGTATCATCTAATTTAATATTATCATTTAATATATTATAATAATTAATTAATAATATAAAAGTCCATATTTTTATAGCTATAGCTAATACAATACAAATAAATAATAATAATATGTTTATTACTTTTATTATATCTTTATTTATATCAATATCTTTTTCTATATCTTTATTATTATTAAGATCTTTATTTATATTTATATCAAGATCTTTATTAAGATCTATATCTTTATTTATATCTTTATTTTTTGTAGTCATATACTTTTAATATATATATATATTTATAAGATTAAAAAAATTGAATTATTTATTGTTTATATTAATTAGATGTAAAAATTATATAAGATTATGTCAAAAAAAAGAAAAAGAGATTATTTAAATTGTCCTCTAACTGAAAAACTTATTAAATGTCCAGTTGTATTAGTTAGTGATGGATATTCTTATGAAAAAGAAGCACTTCATGAATGGTTAAAAACAAATAATATTAGTCCATTAACAGGAAAAATACTTGAAAATAAAGAATATATTAAAAATTTTACACTTGAAGAATTCATTAATGAAAAAAAATATGAATTTAATTGTCCAATTAGTTATAATCAAATGATAGATCCTGTATTAATTATTACAGGTCATACATTTGATAAAGTAAGTATAGAAAAACATTTTTTAAAAAAAAATACTAATCCTTTAACAAATGAATTACTAACAAATACAAGATTAATTTCTAATAATACTATAAGAAATCTTATTTATGATTATTTAGATAATCGAGGAAAGAAACGTAAAATATCAGAAATTATTGATTTTTTAATAAGAATTGATAATTTAGAAATATTAGATGTAATAAAAGAAATGTCAAGTACATATGAAAAAAATCATAATATGTATATGAAAATATGTAAAGTTGTTGAGAACTATATAGAAAAAAATAATAAAAATAAATTAAAGAATGATATAATTAATGCTGGATGTATTAAATATATTATGGATATAATTACATTTTATAATATAAATTATAGTGATTGTGAAAGTGAAACTTGTTTTTATGAATATTTTTACATTTGTGCATCTAATATACTATTATTACTCAGTAATACTAAAAAGTCATTATATGAAAACGAAATTATTAATGCAAATGGTATTAATGTTATAATATCAGCAATTGAGAATAACATCAATAATACAGCTATATTAGTTTCAATGTGTACAATATTATATAATTTGTCAAAGACATTTTCTAAAATTGTACAAAAAATTATTGATGAAAATGGTATTAATATTATTATGTGTATTATAACAAAATATGACAAACATATTGAATTATTACAATATGCAAATAATATACTTGGTAATCTTGCAAATACAGAAGATAATATGACAAAAATATCATCAACTGGAGCAATTGAAATAGTAATAAAAACTATAAATACACAAAAAATTAATAAAAAAAAACATAATAATATGAATAAAGTTATAAGGAGTGGATGTAGAGCTCTAAAAAAATTCATTGTATATGATAATATTAAAGTTAGTATTCCTGTAGATTGTATTAATAATGTAATAATACAAAATATATCAGATCCTTATGTATTAGTACATGCTTTACCTATTTTATTATCTCTTATAGAATTAACAGAAAATAAAATATTAAAAAATAAAGATACTTTTTTGACAATCATTAAAAAATATCTGAATAATAAAAGTAATAGTGTTCAAATTGTTTCAACTTCATTTTCAATATTATATTCAATTAATAAATATAATTCTTGTTTAGATAAAGATTATTCACACGTTGTATTAATACCTATAATAAATGCAATGAAACAATTTCAAAATGATGAAAATATACAATATATTGGAATTAATATAATACATTACCATGTTAAGCAAAAAAAAATCACAAATGATATTTTTGCAACAAGATATGATATATATGTGTTAATTACAGCTATTAATATATATATTAATAATACAGAAATAGTTAATGGTGCATTAAAAATACTAGATTTATTACTTGATGATAAAGATAATAAAATAATTATTAAAAGATTATTATTTATTAATAATTATAATGGTATTGGAATTATTAATATTATTAAAGTTTTAAATAATTTAGTATTAACAAGCAAAAATAATAATTTTGAAGACTTATTATTTGTTTGTATGTTAATAGAAAAGTTATGCAAATCATCAATATTATATGATAGAATTATTACTGCAGATGGATTAAAAGCAATTTTATTAATAATACAAAAATACAAAGATAATACAAAAATTAATGTTTTATTAGAACTATTTAATAAATTGTACAATAAAAATAGTTTATCAGATAATATGAATAAAAAAGAATTACAAATAATAGATATTAACACAATAATATATATAATGAAAAAGTATGAAAATGATGTTAGTGTTCAAATATCAGGTTATGAGATATTAACAAAATGGTATATGATATCGTCAGATAGATATAATCTATTTGTAGATTTAGGTATTTTTAATACAATTATAAAAGCAATAAAAACATATAAAAATAATGAAATATTACAAACTATAATATATGATATTCTTGCATTGTTTATTAGTAAAAGTAAAAGAGGGCAAGATAAAATTAAAAATGTTTTTGAAAAAGAAGGAATAACATTATTAATAAAAAAAATATGTGAAAACTCTAAAAACATATTAATGAGAAATAATGCTTGTAAACTGTTTGCATATTTATGCATCTTTAATGATAAAATTAAACAAGATTACTTTTTTGATAAAGGATTTATTGAATATGGTACAAGTGTATTACAAGAAAATGGTACAAGTGTATTACAAGAAAATGGTACAAGTGTATTACAAGAAAATGGTACAAGTGTATTACAAGAAAATGGTACAAGTGTATTACAAGAAAATGGTACAAGTGTATTACAAGAAAATGGTAATAATCATGCTTGTCATTTATTAGCAAATATTTCTTGGAATAATGAAAAAAATATAAATAAAATAGTTGAATATGAATGTATTAAAAATGTTTTAATTATAATGCAAAATAATATAAAAAAGAATATTCAAAAATGGCCTTTAATTCTACTTAATAATTTAATACAAAATGAAGATAATTGTTTGGAGTTTGCATTTGCAGGAGGAATACAAATTATAGTAAATATAATGAATGAAAATAAAGATTGTAAATATGTTCATTATATTTTAAAAATACTATCTCGAGTATCAAAAATAGAAAAATTAGTAACAACAATTATTACAACTAAAATTATTAATTGTTTATTAGAGTTTATAAAGACAAGTAAAATAAGTATTGTACATGAATATGTTTCTGAAATCATGATAAATCTAATTAAAAAAAAACATATTATTAGCGAATTAAAAGATCTTCAAGTAATAAAGTTACCTGAAGATTATTTAACTAAAGAAACATTAGATAGATATAATACTATTATAAGTATAATACTATTATAACTACACTTGAATTTATATAGTATTATTTTATAATAAAAAATTGAATTATTAAATGTTAATATTTATCATTGTTTTTAATACTAATGCAAATAATGACTGAAGAATTTAGCATTAATAAAAGACATAAAACAGAGATAAACGATATTATAAACATCATAGAAAATTATACAAAAGATAATGATATTAATATATTGTTAAAAGCATATGAAAATCTACACAATTATATAAAAGATAAAGATATTAATGAAATAAGTATTAATATTTATAATAGTAGTTTAAAAGCTGTTATAGATACAATTGATAATATTAAAAATATAAAAGTTGATTCAAAAAAAACCATTATATTAGGATGTGATATACTCAGAATATTATCAAAACATAAAAATATTAATAATTCAGAACTTATGATTCAGTTTATTAATTGTATTTATAGTCTAATTAAAAAAAACAATAAGAATAAAGAAGTATTAAAAAATACATTAGAAATATTATTAAATCTTAATAAAATATTAGATAATAATAACATACCTATTTGTAAAATTCAAATTATAAATAATGTAATTAAAAATAATAGTGACGATAAGACAATAATTTTAAATTCATGTTTAGTGATTAAAAAAAATTATAATATCAAAAAATATAAAGAATATACATTTTATTGTTTAGAAACATTAATATCAATATTAAAAATATATCCAAATGACGAAGAAATACAAGAATCTTTATGTAATATAATAATTGAAATAATTTCATTCAAAATAAGTTTTTATGATCAAAATATCATCATGAAAAATAATGGAATAGATATTTTTATTACTAATATTAAAAAATACAAAAATAATTTAAATATAGTTAAATATTCATGTCAATTACTTATTTTTTTACTTACTATTCCGACAGATCATGAAAAATATGGAAGTGATAAAATACATAATAATTTCAAAGATATAATCACAGAAATTCTTAAATTAGATTGTATAGAATTTTTAAGTGATATATGTGATATATGTGATATATGTGACATATCAAAAATTTCATTATTGATGTCTATATTATTACTCATACGAAAATTATGCTTATCAAAAGAAAACTATATTAGAATTGTTAATGCAGGTTATATTAATAAAATTTTACAAACTATTGAAAAATACAAGAAAAACGAAAAAATAGTTTTTGAATGTCTTTGTATTCTAAAATGTATTTACTTATATGATATTATAGAAATAAAAGAACAATTAAATAATATTATATTACAATCTAGTGACATTGAGATTATATTATCAGTAATGAAAATGTATATAAATAATGTTAAAATTCAAATTAAAAGTTTTCAAATAATATATAGGTATAATTATTTACCAATATCTTTTAATAATGAAACTTCAAGTAATAATTTTTTAGAATTTTCATTATTAAAAGATATAAAATTAAAGAATTATAGATTTGAAACAATATATAATAAGAGTCAGACATTTATAGATATTGGAGGTATTAATGTAATTTTTGAAGTAATAGAAAAAAATAAAAATAATGTAAGCATTATTATTGATTGTTATAATATACTTTTTCATTATATATATAATAATGGAAAATTAGCTATAGATGAAGTTGTAAATAAAGGAGGTATAAAAATAATAACAGAAAGTTTAAAAACACACATTAAAAATAACAATAAAAATTTAAGGCTTTATACATTATTATTGTTAGGATTATTTTGCATAAATCCAGACACTCCATATTTAACTCATCCTAATAAAGAATATCAGATAATAGTTTTTAAATCTGGATGTATTCAATTGGCTATGGAATCATTACAGATAGAAACAAATAATAATGAATGTAGAGAGTTGAATGCAGCTATTTCATTACTTGCGGCTATTACAATTGAAAACAAAGACTATGTGTTTAATATTATTGAATATGGTGGTTTAAATGTAATTTTAGGAGCTATAAAAGCTGTTAATAATAAAAATGTATTATTAACACAAAAAGTATTATTAGCACATAGAGCATGTTATTTAATTGCTAATATTTTGATAGCTAATATAAGCGATCATGGTACAATGAAATTTGCGATGGAAAATGGTATTGAATTAGTTATACATATGATGAAAGAGTTTATTAAAGATAGAGGATTATGTAATCCTTTAAAAGTACTATATTATGTATCTAAAAATGATGAGTTATTAATGAGTATTGCTACTATATTAGGAATGGTAGGTGGATTTAAATTTTTAATTGAGTTTATACGTATACGTTCAGAAGATAAATATAATGAAAATGTACATGAATATGCATCTGAAATATTAAATAACCTTACTAAGGATAATAGTATTCTTAAAAAAATGAAGAATGATAAAATTTTGGAACAAGTTTTAGAAATGAATGAAGATATACGTAATAAGTATACAGAACTTATATGTAAACTTGAGACTAAATAATTTAATATATAACCAAAACTAATAAAAAAATTGAATTTTTTTTTGTATGAAATATTCATTAATATTTCATGAATATAAAGATATGTCAATTGCATACAAGCTCGTAGAAATCTTACTCGGAACACAATATTGTACATTTGATATTATTGTGAAGTTGAGTACAACCTCGCAAATAATTAGATACTTAATTGATAATTGTTGTGAACATATACAATTCATAGATGATCAAGTACATCTCATTTATGCGCATAAAAGAATAAGTAAAAGAGAATTAGAATTTTATCTTAAAAGCTTTTCAAGAATGGATCCGAAACTATTACGAGAAGTAACCCGTCTCAAATTAGCGAATAATGGTTTCGTATATGATGAAACATTTTTTGAATTACTTCTCAAGCTTAATTTTGAAAAGATTAAATCTTTTGATATCTCTTTTAATCAAATTGAAAATGTCTTCAAATTGTTACCATTTCTTCGACAGTGGACAAATATTACTGAATTAGAACTTGCTAATAATAATTTAAATTCTGTTTTTGTAAGAAAATTGTTAGAAAGTAATATGCCAAACCTTTTGAAATTAGGATTATCCAGTAATGATATTGGAATAGAAGGAGCAAAAAGTCTTGCATCAGGACTTAAAAGTTTGATAAGTCTAACTGATCTTAATCTTGATGGTTGTAATATTAAAGAAGCAGGAGCAATAAGTATTGCAAAGAGTATTGGACTATGTACAGGAATAACTAGCCTAGGTTTATGTAGTAATAATACCGGATTGTTAGCAGCTACAGAAATTATTAGTCAGTGTTCACAATTAGTTTCATTAAATCTTGGATTTAATATGATTGGATACGGAGAAGATGAACAAATTAAAAAATTTGAACATGAACTTAATAGTTTGACAAACTTGACTGAGCTTAATCTACGTGCAAATAATATAAAAAAGCTTAGTGGTATTTGTGAAGTTTTTAAAAACTTAATATTACTTGACCTATCTGATAATAAGTTTTACAACTCAGATGATGACTCAGATGACGATGAAAATGATGAAATAAATAATCTTGTATCATCACTTTTTGAGAATACATCATTATTGTTCCTCAATCTATCTGAAAATGATATTGGACCTCATGCAGCAGAACGTATTGTACATGCTCTCGAAAAATGTACAGGATTACAAAGTCTCGATCTATCTGTAAATCAAATAAATGATAGTGTTGGACCTATAGAAGAATACTGCAATAATAACTTTCCAGGATTACGATTATATATTGATGATAATCTAGAACAATCAAAAAGGTATTTTTAATATTCTATTTCTTTTTGGGTTTTTTGTAATATATGAAGTTATTTCTGCCTCAAAAAATCAGGTATAGTCTCTTTATCAAGGAATGAAGTCATTTCAGAATCAGCGAACTTAGAGAATTCAGGTATAGATTCTAAATAAAATTATTATATACATTAGTCTTTTACTTGAGATGCTTTTAATATAAGGTCAATACCTGTATCAAGTTTATCTTGCATTTTATTATTCCTAATAGTATTGACATCTGTTATATTAGTAGAAAAAGTATTATCTTTTACTTTTTCTTCTTCTAATAGCTCATTTGATTTTTCATAATCTTTGTCTAATTTTCTCTTTTTATTTTCATTACTATCAATAAAACGTTTTTTATTAGATATTATAATCTCAATAACTTCAATCATATATTCTTTAAAATTTGATACTTCTTTTATTATTGGAAATAATATTTTAAAAAACATAATTGATCGGTTTATAATTTTTGTATACTCATAAAACGCATTAATGTTTAATATATCAATTTGTTTAATTTCAAATAAAATTTTTTCAATTTTTGATATATCGATAATAATTTTATCGTAAGATTTTAAAGTTCGATTTATCCATATATCAATCAAATCAATATTTAAATTAATATATTTTATATATTTAAATATTTTTTCATCACTATCAGAAAATATAATTTTTTTATTTTTTTTACAAGTATTTAAAATTAAATATATTTTTTTTATATCTGTATCAACTACATTTAACCAACTAGAAATATCAGATAACTCCTCTTTTATTTTTTTCTTTTTCTTTTGATTATTAGTATTAGACACTAAAGCTGTATTTATATTAGACTCTGTCATAATAAAACAATATTAATGTTTTATTATTTATATAAATGTTAAATATTACATAATATAAAAAATTCAATATTTTAATATAAACTAAATTATGGCTCTATGTTTTTTATGCTCTAATAACCACATTTTTATGCTCTAAAAAACTCATTTTTTCATGCTGTAAAAAACTCAAATTTTCATATTCAAATAATATAGGCTTTTGAAGTAACCACTGTTTTTTATTTCCAAATAACCAATTATTTACTTTAGTCTTAGTTTCAACATTAGACAATAAAATATTAAATACAATTCGCAATTTATTTTTTAACTGTGTTTTTTTCATAGTCTTCCACTGTTCTTGTTTTCTTCTGTTAAATTCAAATACAGGATAATAAAAATCAATTTTTTTATTATTCACAAAAAAATAAAAAAATATGCAATAAATGGACAATTAGAAGAGTTAGTTGTAGCATATAAAGATAGGTTAGCTCGTTTTGGTTTTGAATTAATAGAAGATTTAATTAAAGAATATTCAAATGGAAGAATAATTATAC